TACTCCTTCTCGATCTCATTGAAGCGGGCCTTGTTGGCGCCGATCGATTCGTCCTTGATCCGGTTGTAGTTGATCGTCACCAGATAGTTGGCGGCGTAGACCAGCTCATTCGGGACCGGAGGATAAAGGAGAACGTCATCGTCATCCGTGGTCGGGTTGCCGTAGCCGATGTTTCCGGTGACCTTGACGTTGCGTTTACCTAAGGGAAAAGTAGAACCGGAAGTGAAGTAGAGAGTTCCGTTCTCGGCATCGATCGAGAGATCGGCGGTCACGTTTACATCATCCACCAGGACTTCCGAAATTGTATTGATCGGGTAAGCACGGAGATCGATCTCCGAAGCGCCGTTGCCGTTCAGATAGAGGACACGGTCCTCGGCGAGTATATTCCAGCCGCAGTAGCTGGAGATCACCCCGTCGATCAGTTCAATGAGCAGGGTGATCTCCGCGGTTTCCTGGGNAGTCAGAGTTTCTTTCGTGAGGAACGTCTGCATCTTGGCGATCGTCGTAAAACTCATGTAAGATTCTCTCTGTGACTGTTGCTATTTCTTGGCAGGCTTTTTCTCAGCCTTAGGGGCTTTGTCCGCATCAGGAGCAAATTCCAATACCGCACTTGTTAGCTTGTCGACCAGCTCGGGAAGGGAAAGATGAGAAAGGTCAAGTGCTCCATCGATCTCTTCAAAGAGTTCCGGGAAGTCCTCAAGCAACTTCTGCTTGCGCTCCTCAGTGATCTCCAGACCGACGGTCGTGTCATTGGACTTGCCGGCCACCAGGTTGATACCGTCGGCGGACAGGTAACGTCCTTGCTTAATGCGTAACTCCATGGGAACTCCTTATTCGGGAAGGGAGAGGCACCCTAAAGTGCCTCTCCTATTCACATCCGAATTTTAGTAGTTGTAACCGACTGCGACCGCTTTGTTGGTCGCCGTGGTGACTTTTTCGAAGTCCAGGCGCTGACTGCCGATCAGGTTCAGGGTCTGGTTGGCCGGGTTGCGCCAGGTTTCGAGGCTGAACTCTTTACGATCGCCCCACATGTAGGCTTTGCGGTTAACCATGACGCAGACCTTCTTGATGTTGCCTGCGTCAGTGGCGCCGTAGATGCCGGCGGTGGTGACTGCGCCGAGTGCATCTGGTGCGTCGACAACGCCGTCGCCGTAAACCACACCCTTCTGGGGGAGGAGTTCGGTGATGACGAGAGGAATGCCATCAAAGCGACCGAGTTCGCCGGTCAGGAGGGTGGCACCGGCCCCGTAGGAATACAGGGTCTGGAAGCCAGGAACGGCGAGGAGGGTGTTGTAGTCGGCCATGTCGATGATGATCGCCAGATCCGAAGGCTTCTTGCCGTACTTGCCCATCGAGGCGCGCATGGCACGGAGGGTGGTCGGCAGGTCGGTAGCGAAGGCGACCATGTTGTTGGCTTTGGCAGCGTTTTTGGCATCTTCGCGGACGCCGTCAACGAGGCGGCGGCAGTCATCGGCGGCGCCGGGAGCAGCAGCGTAGATGGTGGTGCCGGTGTCGCCGTTGAGTGCCATGGTATCCTGAGCCACAGCAAAGCCNCCNATGACCTGCGAACGCAGGAAGGGGAGGACAGCGATGATGGCGTCAGCTTCGAACTCGTCGGTGAACTCGACGTTGAGCATGGCTTTTTTGGCGTCGAAGACGATCTTGGAGGTCTTCGCTTTCTGCTTGTTCGGTGCAGCGCCTTCAGCAGTACCGCCAGCAATCAAGCGGCCCGGGGAGAAGGGGAGGGTGAAGGTCGCATTAGGCATATTGAGCCGGCCGAAGAGNGCAGCGACTTCGAGCTCCAGGAAGATCTCTTCGCCCATGGTCGAGGAGAAACCGACNGGGACAACTTCAGCGCCGGTACCGGAACCGCTGGTGGTGTTGGCGAAGACTTCAAGGCCNGATGCTTTGACATAATCAATGGCATCCTTGTACTCTTTGCGCTCCACGATCTTGCTGTAACGCTCATCAGGGGCGCCGCTCTTGCCGCGGCAAAGGACGGAGGCGAGGAAAAGTTCGTCAAGCTTGCGCTCGACCTCTTTGACCACGCCGGCCTGTACAGCCTGGCCAACAGCAAACTGATGCTTGCGGTCCGTGCTGTCTTTCAGGAGGGCTTCGACCTTATCGGAGAGGGCCTTGACCTCTGCAGCCGAGGCGCCGGAAGCGGCCTTCTCTTCCAGGGATTTCGTGAGCCCTGCGAGTGCTGACTGAATTTTGTCCATTTCTTCTTTCATCGTGGAACTCCTTCTTTCGTGGGTGTGGGTTGCCAGAGTGCTTTAGAGCTGCTCGGCCTTCGCGGTCAGAGTGGCAATGGACTCTTCCAGGGCGGCCATAGCGGCCTTTGTCTCAGTTTCAATAAGATGTGCAGCTTCTTCGGCTGCTTTAACTTCGTTAGCTAATTGAGCATCAGCCAAAACTTTTGCTTCTTCAGCTGCGGCAATATCCTGAGCCTGCTTAGTCTCATCTGCAGCCTTAGCTAATGCAGCAACTTCAAGTTTTACGAGCAGAGCAACGTAATCTTTCAGCTCAATTTCGGTCTCTTCGTCGAGGGTGGCTTGCAGACCGGCAGCAGCCATGACTTCGACCACCTCCGGAGCAAGCAATTCTTTGCGGGTAAGTTTCACAGTGTCGTCTCCCTTGTTGATTAGTTCGGGTTCAATAACTGGTGCCGTTTTGGTTGCTTCAGATTCAGCAGAGCCGCGGAAAGCATACTCTCCGTCACCGAGGTCGATTGACTTGACAACCTGAAATGACGAAGCTGAGTTACACGGTATGCTAACTACGGACACCTCCAACAACAGGCTCTTAGTGATGAAGAATGCCTCGACGCCGTTGACAGTCTTGAATTCTCCTTTCAGACCTTTAAAACCTATTGAGAAGTAGCAGAGGAGACCTGACTTTATTTTATAAAAATCTTGTTCGCTCAAGGCCTCTTTATGGATCTCGGCCTCAATGTAGAGACCATCAGCCTTCTTGATTACACTTGTGCCACGGCCTGCGGTCATCTGGTGGTCGTGATGAAGGAAAATTTGAGGATTAGATTTCCACATCGACACGTCTATTCCGGAAGGAACGACTACGTCGCCGGCGAGGTCGATAAAGAGGTCGCCGTTTTCTATACAGCCGGAGAAATTAGCGTAACCTGCTATTTTCAACACTTCATTTTCGCCAGGACCAGACATCTCCACATCATGAACAGGAGTCGTTAGTGCCTTTATCGAGAAAGGAGCTAGGATTTTGAAATCTTTAGGTTCCACTTGGTGCCTCCGGTCTGCTGTAACCTATTTCACATTCATACTGTTCGGGGTCTTTTGCACCTTTGCTTGTGTTGCAGGGCGGGCACAGAAGCTGAATATTGTATATAAAATTGGACCCTCCTCGGCTTAAGGGGGTAATGTGATCGATGTGATACTCGTCCGTTATATCCTTCTGGCAGTAAATACATCGACACTGCTGTTCCTGCAACATACTAAGAATATCCCTACTGAAATAAGAACCTTCCGCCTGCCTCTTTCTAGCCCTTCTATTCATATTGTGTGTACGGACAGCTAAAGGGTTGGCCGTTTTCCACTTTTTATTGTTAAATGCACATTTCGCTTTGTTCTCGGAGCGGTACTTCGCACTGTGAGCGCGTGCTGTTTCTTTGTGGGAATCGCGGTACTGCTTATGGGAAGCGCATATCTCATCTTTATTGTTCAAGTAATACTGCTTCTTAGCAGCGCGAAGTTTTTCTTTGTTATTTTCGCTATATATTTTCCTGGCGGCGCTTATCTTTTCTTTGTTATTTTCGCTATATATTTTCTTGGCTGCGCTTATCTTTTCTTTGTTGTTCAGGTAATGCAGACGCTGGGCAGTGTTTATCTTCTCGGAGTTATCCGCACGGAAAATCTTTCTGGAGGCGCTTATCTTCTCGGCATTATCTGAGTGGTAAATCTTAACTTTAGCGATTATCTTTTCTGCATTACTTGCGTAGTACTGCGCGCACTGCTTTAGAACCTGATCTTTGTTTTCCTCATAATATTTGGTGTTTACGACGCGGTCACAGCTCTTACACCGAGTCCCTAGGCCGTCTTTACTAGAAGATTTTTTAGAAAACGCAGCAAGTTCCTTTTCTTCGCCGCACTTGGTGCAGCGCTTCGTCTTTATCTCTTCTTCCACTCTTGCTCCTTCAAGCACTGGATCGTAATAAGTGCTCCTACCCCTCTATATGGAGGGGCGGTCGCCTTTTTTCTCAAAT